AGTTAGTTCCCAAGCGCATAAGCCAAGTTGCCTACTCCGTATGTAATCCAAATCACCCTCAGCCCTAATGGGGCTGGGGGTTATTTTTTGATTAAGAACCTACTGACCAGTAGTATTACTCGCCAGTAGAAGGGTCATTACTCGCCAGTAGAACAGGGGAACTTATGGCGTATGTAATCAAGCGCAACGGCAGATTTACTGGCTATTACAGGCTAGGCAATAGGCGGTTGTCGGCTGGCACATGGGCTAATGAAACCGAAGCCATGTATCACGCCATACAATCGGAGAAGCATGGCTCTATTGCCCCTTCAAAGGCTAATTTGAGGGTAGGCGATTTTATAGATCAATGGCTGGCGGTGTCTGACCTCATGCCGATCACCAAGAAGGGCTATAAGTCGGTTCTAACTCGATTTGTAATTCCAGTTATAGGAGATCGAGAACTAACTTCCCTGAAGCCTTCAGACTTAGTTAAGTTAATTGATGATCTCAAACTAGGTGGCGTTAAACCCGCAACGCTAAATCAAGTTAAAGCCTCTCTTGGCTCTATGTTTTCAAAGTTAGTTAGTTCAGGTCAGTTAGAGAGTAATCCCACGCATGGAATTAAGATCAAGGTCAATCATGCCGATATATCTAATCTCCTAGCCCCTGATGATTTCAAGGAGATCGTGAAGCATTTACCGACACAAGGAACAAAATTATTCGCCCAATTTCTAGTAGCAAGTGGGTGTCGCTATGGTGAAGCAACGGAAGTAAGAGCAAAAGACATCAATTTCAAAACTGGCGAAATCTTTATTCAAAGGCGAGTTAGTGATCTAGGTAAGCAATACAACAATGGCGAGAGATTTCTAGTAGTAGATGCCACGAAGTCAGGGCATAAGAGAAGCCTAGTGATAGGAAAAGCCCTATTACAGCAACTAAAAGCGTATGTCCTAGCAAAAGGCATAGCAAAAGATGACTTGATGTTCCCAAGAACAATACTGCTGACCCCAAGTAAAATAGAAGGTTCACGAAGCGCAAAGCCCTCTCGACCATTCGAGAAAGGCGGAAAACAGTTCCAGCATGGAACTCTTTACTCCTATACACATGGGGGTTGCAGATGCGAAGGGTGTAGGCAAGCAGTAGCAAACTACCGCAAAGCCAAAGCCCAAGCAGAAGCACCAGCAAAAGCAGAGCAGGTAAGAAGCCGAAGCCGTAAGGCAAAGCAGAAGCACCAGCAGAAGCAAGAGCAAGGGAGTTTCATCAACAATATGAGCCACATGCCTCGTGATGTATGGAGAACAACATGGAACAAAGCAATAGCCAAGTCCGCAATCGGCTGGTTTCCAAGAACTCATGATTTACGACATGCTAACGCTACGCAGTTATTAAAAAACGGCGTAGATCTACATGAAGTAAAAGAGCGACTAGGACACCAATCGATCAAGACGACAGAGCGGTATCTACACCGCCTTCGTTCACACCAGTCAAAGGCATCTGAAAGTGCCAACGACTATTTGGAGTGATGATGAAATCAAACGCACGAATAAGAGCAGAGCAGATGCCAAAGACAATAGTCAAAGCATCAGCAAAAGCCAAAGCAAGAATACAGACGCTAATACTTGGTGGGTCGATCTCGACCTTAGCCGTAGCATTTGGGGTAGCAACTACAACTGATGCAATAGCACCAACTAGAGCCGAAGCACAATTAGTGCAAGAAACAATGAAAGAAGCAACTCTAGAAAAATATGAGAACGCTCATAAACTGACCGATATTGAATTGGTCAAGTTGCTTAGTGCCGTAGGCTTCAAAGGTGAAAACCTCATAGAAGCGTGGGCAGTCGCCAAGAAAGAAAGTAATGGGCGACCTCTCGCTCATAATGGCAACGCAGATACAGGAGATAACTCTTGGGGAGTGTTTCAAATAAACATGATCGGAGAGTTAGGTGAAGAGCGTAGAAAAAAGTTTGGTTTAGAAACTAATGCCGAACTGCTCGATCCCGTGGTTAATGCAAGTATCGCTCACTACATGAGTAGGGGCGGTGAAGACTGGAGTTCTTGGCATGGACTTACTCCAAAGACTAAACAGTTAATGGAAAAGTTCCCAATCAAGAAGTCAAAGCAATAGCAGAAGCCATAGCAGAAGCATAAGCAGGGAAAGCAATAGGAGAAGCACTAGGAGAAGCCCCATCAGAAATGGTGGGGCTATCTCAGAACTAACTTACCTGGCAGCCAGGAGAAGTTAGTAAGTTAGTTAGGAGCAAGGGCATGAATGAACAGCAATTTGTAGATCGATATAGTGAATTAGACAAGCAATACGTAAAGCATAAGCAAGAACAATATAAAAATTACAAAGAACCTAATCTTCCTTATACAGAAAAATTATTTTGGGATAAGTTAGTTAATTTAGGTTGGAGAAAAGATTACACAACAACAGAGTGTTTAGTATTAGTTTGCTCTGTTTGTGAATTATCAATAACAAAAGTAATTCTTAAAGACACTTCTGATGTTAGAGGCTTACTAAATGTAGATGAAAGAAAGCGCCATCACCAAATGCATTATTGCAAGGAGACAGGCAAAACAGAGCAAGAGTAGAGTAAAAGCAAAGCCATACCAGAAGTACTAGGAAGTTACATTGATCCTTGTTGTTCCAGAACAAACCCAACTGCTCTATCGTAAACTTGATAATCCATAGAAACAGTAACAAATCTTTCATATAAAGTTTCAAGTACTTCATCTAGGTCAAGTTGACCACAGGTGTAAAGATCAAATTGAAGAGTTCCTGGGTCTTCTTCATCCCAAATATGGAAAGCAATATGGCTAGTTTCAATCATTACAATTGCGGTAAGTCCCCTATTTCCTTCTTTATCAACATAACTAGCAAAAGGGCCTTTCAATATCTTCATGTTAATTCGTTCTACAAGATTACGAAGAAATGTAACAGCATCCTCTTCAGAAGTAATTGGATTTGTAACTTTTGCATTAACGAGTAAGTGTTTGTGAAATATCATTTAATTAATCCTTTCCAGGAATCCATAGTTGATCTCCATTTGCTTGATTTTCATATCTGGCTAAAACAAATAATAAGTCAGATAATCTATTTAAGTATTTTGCAGTTAGTATATTTACTCCTTCTCCAAAACTATTTATAGCATGCCAAGTTCGTCGTTCTGCACGTCGAACTACGGTTCTTGCTACATGTAAGTGAGAAGACGCAATTGATCCAGAAGGTAATATAAAAGATCTAAGTGGTTGTAAATTAGCGTTGTATTTATCTATTTGAGTTTCAAGATAATCAATTTGTTCTTGAGTAATTCTAAGGGGTTTTATTTCTGGGTTGTCTACAACTGGTGTACATAAATCGGCCCCTATATCAAACATGTTATTTTGAATTGTTAACAACAGATTTCTAAGTTCATCATTAGTTACATATATAAGAACAACTCCAATGTAAGAATTTGCTTCATCAACGGTTGCAAAGGCTTCAAGTCTTGGGTCGTTCTTAGAAGTTCTGCTCATGTCTCCAAGAGCAGTAGTTCCATCATCACCAGTTTTTGTATAAATACGAGTTAAATGAACCATTAGTGTCCCGTCAAAGAACGCCATATGTCTATGGTTTTATTATTGGCTATGTATAAACAAAATAAAGTTAAGGCTAATTGAACAGTTACTTTGTAAGAAGATTTTTGTTCTACAGATCTATCTAATAGGTTCATGGGAATACAACTTCCCCATTATTAGCCCATACCAATCCAATAGAATCTCCTGGGTTTAAGTATTGTTGGTCTACAGCAACTTGTCCCCAACCCCACTCGCTTTTAGGAAAAGGTATTAGTTTCTTTTCTTTTACAATAATTGCCCAATACGCTTTTGCTGGTGGCATGTCTTCACATTTTTCAACAGTTTCATCTGGTAATCCATTTACTCGGCAGATAACTCCATTACCATATTTTTTAGTTCCTTCTATTTCAAGATTGGCTTTCTTTAGTATGTCTAAAGCATTTGTTTTGTTTAATGCATCTACACAAGTTGTTAATTTTGTTCCATTATTTAATGGTCCATAATCAATGTATAAATTGACACAGGATGATTCTGGCTTAGATACAAAAGATAGTCCAATAAAAACTAACCCAAATAGTACGAGAGACGTTACAAGTTTTTGTTTCATTGATTATCCCTGATTAGTTTTACTTCACAAGCGTCTGTGGTGCAATAGGCTTCACCAATTGCATCGGCAGCCATACCAGCATACACTCCTGAGAAGTCAATAGGAAATAGTTTCATTACTCCATCTGATTCATACTGTTCTGCGGTTATTTGAGTGTAAGGAAGTTGTGGGTAAACATAGTTGCCCATGGGTAGGAAGGACACAGTCTTTAGTTGACCGTCATACATATGGAGAACAGTGCCAATTGCAGATGCTTCTGTTTCTGGATTAAAGGAGACCGTTACGCTTACAGAGTTATCTGACCAGTACCTCTGTGCTGTGGCAGCAAGAGCCACCTTCTCATAAACGCTTACATCCTTCTCGCTTCGTTTAGCGTTTGACTTAATTGGAAAGAAGACAACTGAAGTTGTGTCTGGAGACTCAACGGCTGGCTCTACTCGATAGTTAGCCATCTTAAACAATGGGAGCATTGGATCAGAGTTAGCAAACCTAATAGCACGGTTGAAGTACTCTCCACCTACAGTCCAATGAACGCCAGGTGATTCACCTGCCAAGATACTAACTGTTCCACTTGGCTTCACAGTCGTCATCTTGATGGACTCACGGATGCCTAGCCATTCTGAGTAGGCAATATCGTAGGTCTTAATTACTTTATACCCTTCATCCATCCATTGACGTAATGTTGGTAATCCTTTTCTATCTGCAAAATTAGCCACTCCTGAAACAGAAGTACCTATGCGCCGATTTCTTTGCATGATGGCGTTTGTTTCTTCCCAGTGTGTAGGTATGAGAGTTACGGTCTTTGCATATAGATAAGCAAACTTTAAGGTTCTTTTAAAGTCCTCTATGTCTTCATGGCGATTTAAATAGGTCTCAACTAAGGTACAGCACTCAAAGGACTCAAGAGATTGTTCTGCACAAGGGTTGTATCCTGCAATGCGCCAATCTTTATTATTGATTGGATCAATAAGACGACCATATTGTTTTGAGATATCCATCCAGACAACTCCAGGCTCTCCATTACGAGCAATGCCATCAATGATGTTGTCTAGATTATCTCCAACATTTACTGATACAGAGTTATTAGACATCCAAGCCCATCCTGGCTTTTCTGGATTGTAAGAATTTCTCTCTGGAAATTTTTCTGAGTTCTTTAAGTTTAGAAAATCTTCATCATCAATTC